TATGTCTCGTTTTTTTTTAATTCCTGGTCGCCACCATCGGCTTCCGTTGGGATAAAGCTGCTGGTCAGGTTATTAAATTCATCAATGTAAAACATTATCTCCTCAAGGACTTCCTTTGGGACAGACTCGCAGAATTCGCGGTATTTCTCCCGATCCTTAAAGAGCAGATTACCGGATGAATCACACACAGAAGCCGGGATTAGATAATCGTCAGCATTTTGAACGGAATCGTCCCAGACCTTCTGTGTGTACTCGGACTCCTTAGCTCTTGCGATGTGCGCGAGGCGTTGTGCCATTTTAACCATACCGTTTTCAAATCTCTTTGTTTCAGCATAGGTCAGCCGGCGCAGGTAAATAGTATAATCACCTTTCTCCTCCATAGATTGAAGGTTGAATTTCTTCAACTCTCTTTCACTGAAGGCCTCAAAAAAGCTTTTTGGAGTCGCATCCATAATTTACGGAGTCTCCTCAGTAATTGTCGGCTTGCTCGTCCAGCGGAAACTCATCGGCCCGGTCATAGAGCCGTTTTCTCCGAGAACCAAGCTGTGTGAAGCGATGAAAGCTTCGCCAGACACTGTGCCAGCCGTATTGCCTGAGACTTCTATCGGCAGGGTATTGGCCAATGTCGCTTTTGTTTTCGCTGCAATCAACGTGTCAATCTCGTCGAGCAGAGTTGCCTGAACAAGAACTTCAAGATCGCAAGTTCCCCAGTCCGGCTTGTCGCCAGGCGCCCACTCTTTTGTAGCCGCATCATCAGGAGTACAATCCGCTGTTCCAGCGTCGACGTTATAAAGCGTCTTACCAGCTGGAGAATAGAATTTCATAGTTAGACCGGCAAAAGTAGAAGTACCGGTTCCGATTGTTCCACTCATCGTGTTACCTCTTTTGTTTGTTGTTACTTCTCCGGCATTTCCGGCGAAATTGGTTAATAATCTTCAGAGTAATAATAATTTATAAATAAATCTAAACGGTTCCATTTTTTGACCTTGGAACTCTTCGGCCCGGAAAGCTTATTCACCGTAATAACGGGCTTTGGAAGCGCCTCACCGAAATGAATATATCTATTGTTCGATGTCGGCAGCTCAAGCTTTACAAAATCTTTTTTTAGTTTATCGGCCACGATTTCGTGCGCCAGTGCGTCTTTGTCGCCGAGACCTTTTTGGACGTGAATCTCAAACACTAAAACGCCATATTCAAATGATGTATGCTCGTCAACGCCATCAACGACCTTACGAACATCATCAATTTTATTCCATTCGTTCTCGATCACTCGCGTTTTTATGAATGGGCCGGTGCCGTTTTCTTCTTTTTCACCACCGTTCGTATTCATGTGAATCACTGGAACGCAGGGTGAAGCGACTGTTCCGTACTTCTCCGCTTCGTTCCTGGCATCGAAATAATCTATAATGGCCTGTGTTACAACTGCACTCATAGCTTCATCGCCCTCGCCGCTATACGGTCGGCCTGCGCCATATTGAGGTAAAGCATACCCACAGGTGCCTGATCACTGCCTCCGTTCTCAAGCTTAATGATGTAACCACCCTCGCCTTCGTTGTCAGACTCCACCCCGTTTTTAATGTACGTTGTTCGTCCGCTGATTTTCTCAGGCCCACCATTAGCGAGCTGTTTGCGCATCTTGGCCATGGTGAAAGAGGCTGTTCGGGTAAGGTCTCTGTTCTTGGTGGGGGTTATTTCTGGGGAAAACCCAGCGTCCCAGTTTCCCTTCGCTCTACCAGTGTCCTGTGGCGTATCAACAGCAATTTCCCCACCCATTAGTATGGTGAAGTTATTATGAAAAGTGATCGCGTTTGTTCTGTATGTCGCATCGATCAGCTTTATTGCTCCGTTAATATCTGTGGCCATCTCAACACCGTTATTTAGCCTTTTTTACGCCTTTGACTATCCCCTTCTTCTTGAAGTCATCAAACATATGCTGTGGGAGTTTATAGACGACGTTTTTTCTCTTCATTTGTTCAGCGCAAACACAGCGCTTCCGTCCATTAAGAAAAAAAACGTGATCTACAAGGAACACTGCTTTTATTAGTTTTTCCTTCTTGCCTCTCATTATGCCCACTGTAATTTTTTTACATATTTAAATATTTTCTGCTGAACTGAAATTGGAATATTCCCATTAAATGAAATATCTCCATCGCTCGAATCCAGCCAGAAGCCAACAAGCTCCGCCAAGGCGCTCTTTAGATCCCAAGGCATATCTGCGTGAGTTGTACCATATCCGGCGTTAACCTCAACGACCATCGCCTGCTTCTGACGGAGCCGGGAGGCCAAAGAGAAATGATTGTTATTAAAAACGATCATATCATCGACCGTTTTAAAATACTCTGTGGACGCCATTAATGATGCGTTGTTGTCTCGGTCATAGGTATTTACAGCGACAATGCTGTTCACCTTAAGTGTACTCAACGACATCATATTGGCGAACTCAGGAAGATCATAATAGATCTCCCAGACTTGATTGATGAAGACACGACCAGTTCTGCGCTCGACCTCAGACACCGCCGCAGGAATAAGGGCTTCAATATCCTTATCCTGCTGCGAGTTATTAATCTCACAAAGCTCCTTGACCGTTTCCTTTGAAATAGGATAACGCCCAGAAGCCGGCGGTGTTTTGAGTACTCGATACATTTTACTTCTTTAGCTCACAAACTTTTCTGGTTATAAGCTTTTCGGCCATGGCTACCGGCAAGTCCCGAACGTCGCCGTCCTTGGCTTCCGGCTGGTTCACTCCGTTTATGGAGTAAGCCCAAGCGCGCTTAAAAGTAACTTTCAGTGTCTTCTTGTCGCTCATTTCTTACCTGCCTTCTTTTTGTCGGCAGCAGGCTTCTTTTCGTCGGCAGGCTTCTTTTCGTCGGATTTTGTTTCCTTCGATTCCTGCTTGTCCTGCTTATCTTCAACCTTCGGAGGCTTGCGATCACCAAGATCTGCGTTCGGCTCTGTTGCCGGGTCTTTTGTGGCTTTAGCCTTAGAGGCCTCTGCGACTTTCTTTGCAATCCAGCGCTTGGCGATTACCTCAGAAACGTCAACAACATCGCCCTCGTTGAGGGTGACCATTTTGCCATGCCCTGCCGGGTAATAGCTGTGATTTTTAAGTAGTTTTACTTTCATTTCTTTCTCTCACTTATGCTTTGACTGCAACTTTTTTCTCGATCCAGCGTTTGGCGCGGGCTTCAGGCAGATCTACTACCTTGTCCTTTTTTGTTTTGCGGAGGCGATTACCTTTGCCGTCTTCACGGGGCACATAGTACTGATAGTCTTTTGTTAATTTTACTTTCATTTCTTTCTCACTTATGGTTGTCAGCCCCCTCCGAAGAGGGGACTTATTTTTATTATCCTGCAACAGCGTGCGTATCAACTGGCCCCTGATTAGGGAAGCCGAGAACACAAGAGGCGAGAACGAGCGCGCCAGAAGTTGTGCTGGCAGAAGTCACAACAATACGAACCCAACGCTTATTGGCGAGGAATCCGACTTTGTCGTGGTTGTTTGCAGCTCCAAGTGCAGCAGGCGTTCCAATCAGCCTGTTGGCAGGAATGTCAGTATACCCTGAACCGGAAGTGTCAGACTCCTGTACTTTCAGAGTGTAACTTCCATCAGTATATGCGCCGAGTCTGAGGCTCATTACGCCTCCCTCGAAGCCCTGAGTATCGATATCGTTACCGTTTGTGTCGGTATCGGTTGCGATCGTAGCGGCATCAAGAGCGTTCTTGATAGCCAGGCAGTTTCCAAGATCTTTTCTCATTTCATATCTCCTTTTTTACTGGATTTCGAGAAGCTTGTATGCATCGAAGTCGATGACATCACCGCCACAACGAGAGCGACCGGTAAGAGTCACAAACTTGGCGTTTGAATCATCGTGGTGGATGCCGAAGCCAGCACGGTCAACTTTGCAGTAAGCCGCTTCCAGGTCACCGAACATGACGGCAAGAGCGCCATCAGCGACAAGAGGCATGCCCGCATCAAAGAGGACAGGATACCCGAGAAGGAAGAGCGGAATGCGCTGAGTGCTGAAGAACTGCACCTGATTCCCGATCTGGTATTTGTTGTCATTATCCTTCTGAACGATCAGGCTGAAGAAGGTCTGACGACGCATGGCAAATGAAGCATTCGCATGGTAGTCGTCGCGGAGTTCGGCAGGAAGTTTCTGCAGAACGTCATCAAAATCAATGGCGTCGTTCACTGTAGAAGTAACGCGCTGAATCTGACCCCAGCTTGTGCCGTCAGCATAAGTGAGCATTCCGCGAAGCGGAGACTCAGTAGTGCCGAGACCGTTCAGGATGCCGTCAGCATTTTTACGCCACATACCCATACGGACAGAGTCCATAACTTCAGAATCGATGTTCGTGAAAGAGTCTTCAAGAACAGAGCGGCTGAATTTTTTAGGGTAGTACTGATCACCGACGGAAATTGTGATCTCTTTGAAATCATTGTTGCCGGCGTCAGAGCCAGTATCGCTGATTTCGTCCTCGTAAACCCCGTCATTGTAGTCGTGGTTGTCGAAGATTGTTTTATACTGGCTGGTTCCAGTTGTCTTCATTCCGACGTGCATGGAAACCATACGGGAGTCGAATTTCCGCTTATTCAGGGTAGTTGAATATTCCGGAGCGACGAGATATCCACCGTTCGGGTCAATGACACCGTTGATAGATTTGTACTCTTCGCCATTAAGGGCTTTACTTCCACCTCTGAGATATTTCTCAACGGTCTTTTTGACTTCCATAAGCTGGTCGACATCTGCAAGGCGGTCATCCTTGCGGCCGAGAGACTCAAGAGTCAGGTTGACGTTCTTCAGTTCAACGTCAAGTGATGATTTCTCATCGGAAGCGTTGTTCTGGCGCGCCATTTTCTTTTCGAGAACGCTGAATTTTTTGTCAGCGTCTTTGACCATCGCATCAAGTTTTTCGAGAGTCTGGCCCATTTCTGCGCCTTTTTCTTCTCTTTCCTTGTACTTAGTCTGGGCAAACTCTTTAACTTCCTGAACGGCGTTTGTAAGTTCCCCGATGAGTTCTTTAGTTTCGGTGTCCATTTATTCGTCCTCAACTGTGGTTATAGATTTAAGGTTGGCAATAGAGTCACGGAGTGAAGTCTGAACTTCCATTTCCGCTTTTGCTTCTGCCTTCATCTGAGCCTTAAGCTCTTCTTTCTTTTTCTCATCAAGTTCACCTTGATCGCCTTTAGGCTTGTCACCAAGATCGCCTTGGTCGCCTTTGTTCTCGTCAGTGCCTTCTTTTTTCTTTTCCGGCTCTGCTGAAATTTTCTTAAACTCTGCAATTTTAGCAATAACAGCGTTGGATGCTTTATCGCTAAGGCCAAGTTCCTTGAAGAGTTCCTCTACATCTGCGAGGCTTTTAATCTCTTCGTTTACTTCATCAACTGTCATGCTTTTTACTCCTGTAATAGTTGCACGGGTATTCATTGGTCGTCTGACCACTGAAATTTCGAGCAGGTCTAATTCTTTAAGATATCGCACCCTGCCTTTAAATTCTCGTTCAATTGTAATAAAACCGATTGACATAGCTTTAAGTTTCTTTTTGAGCATGAGAAAATGGACTTCGGCAGCGCGTTTAATATTGTTCACCCAGAGGCGACCTTTAAACCACAGGCCTTTTCCGTCTTCTCTCATTTCCAGGAACTCGCCAATAATTTCTTTCACATCATGGCTGTACAGCAGGTCAATTTCTTCAAGCTTCTTTGTACTCAGGCACTTGGAGAACGCGCCATTAACGACGACGTCATTGCCACGGTCTTTGTTGCCAAAAGTTGAGCCATAGCCCTCAAAAACGCCTGTTTCTTCGTCGAACTTCAGGTCAACAACTTCAAAATTTTTATACTGAATGTTTTTATTTTTCATGCTTAAATCTCCTGTACGCTATCGCAGCGACAATTAATTGTGTTCCCGAGGCTTGCGCCCTGACTTCTATCTTTAGGATACATCAAAAGCTCGCCGCCCACAATGTATGATTCTTCAATGGCGCGTTGCTGGCCGTTGGCGCTGGCGTGTGCGGGCCGAACCCTTCTGTCGCCGATAGTAACCCATGTTTTCCGCGGTTCAACTACGGTCAAACCTGCTCCACCAGCGGCCTTTGTCAGCTCCACCGTTTCGGTATGTTTTGCCTTTTGGGCAACATCTCCGACCTGATCTTCAGCGATTGTTACGGCCCGGCGATGATTTCGGCGGTTAACTTCCTTCACAATCCTGCGCGCCAACTCCCTTCTTTCAGGGCGTTCGCCAGATAAAGACATTTCGCTTCTCGCTCTTAAGGCGATATCATTGGTGATCTTTTTAGTCGTATCAAGAATGAATTTTGCCTGCTGTTTAGAATGTGTATTGTAGAACGGGACAAGCAGTAAAAGAAGCAAGGGATCCAGATTGCGTCTTTCTTCCTGGACGGTGTTTGCCACATCTTCGTGGGCTGAGTTTTCCGGTTCAAGCTCTTTAAGAAGTCGCTGAATGTGGGAACTAAAAAAAGCTCCGACCTTCCGGTAATTGGTTTTTAAGATTGCCGCCAGCTCGTCAATGTAACTGTTGAAATCCGGTGGGATCCCCCGCAACGCAAATGAGGAATAGATGTCATCACCAAGGCCGGCAAAGAATGCCCGCAGGTCTCTGGCCAGAACTCGCTCGAAGGTGCGTTTGTTCTCGTCGTACCTTTTGCTTAAGAGCTCGCGCTCCCGCTTCGTTAGATTAATGACAGCCATAAAGAGTTA